GTCTTCGATCCACATGGGGAATTAATAGATATAGGTGTTATAGACAGTTGGCAAAACGAAGCTGACGGTTTAAAAAATGATCAAGATGCATTAAATGAATTTTACAGACAGTTTCCAAGAACTACTGAGCATGCATTTAGAGATGAAACAAAAAATAGTATATTTAATTTAGTAAAAATATACGAACAAATAGATTACAATGAAGAAACGTCTAACACGCTAGGCATTACTAAGGGTAATTTTCAGTGGGTTAACGGTATTAAAGATTCACAAGTAATATTTTACCCAGATCCAAAAGGTAGATTTAAAGTAAGCTGGGTACCGCCTCAACACCTACAAAATAGAGTTGTATTGAAAAATGGTGTTAAATATCCAGGTAACGAACACATGGGTGCTTTTGGTTGCGACAGTTACGATATATCAGGAACTGTAGATGGTGTAGGTTCTAAAGGTGCTTTACACGGATTAACAAAGTTTAGCATGGAAGAAGCTCCATCTAACATGATATTTTTAGAGTACTTGGCAAGACCACAAACCGCAGAGATATTTTTTGAAGACGTTCTAATGGCATTAGTATTTTACGGGATGCCTATACTCGCAGAAAACAACAAACCTCGTCTATTGTATTATTTACGAAGACGTGGTTATAGAGGTTTTAGTATGAACAGACCAGACAAAATATGGAACAAACTATCTACAGCAGAAAAAGAAGTAGGTGGAATACCAAACTCAAGTGAAGATATAAAACAAGCTCATGCAGCAGCAATTGAAATGTATATACAAGATCACGTAGGTTTAAAACAAGATGGTGGTTTTGGTAATATGTATTTTAACGAACTACTAAACGACTGGGCTAAGTTTGATATAAACAAAAGAACAAAGCATGATGCCGCTATAAGTTCTGGTTTAGCAATTATGGCTTGTAACAAACATCTTTATAGACCAAACGCACCAATACAAAAACCTAAACTAAACATAAGTATTGCTAAGTATACAAACAATGGTAGTACATCTAAATTAATTAAAAAATAAATATGGCAGAGTCTGTTGTAAAAAGTTATTTTCCATCTCAAGTTGTTAGCGATAGCGAAAAAGAATCATTAGATTATGGTTTAAAAGTAGCTAAAGCTATAGAGCATGAGTGGTTTCACGTAGATAGAGGTTCTAATAAGTATCAAACTAATTTTAATAACCATCATAAATTAAGGTTGTATGCTAGAGGAGAACAACCAATACAAAAATATAAAGACGAATTATCTATTAATGGTGATTTATCTTATCTTAACTTAGACTGGAAGCCAGTGCCTATTATACCTAAGTTTGTAGACATAGTTGTAAACGGTATTGCAGAAAGAACTTATGATGTAAAAGCACATTCTCAAGATCCTAACGGTGTTAAAGATAGAACCAAGTACATGGAAGATATACTTAGCGATATGGAAAACCAAGATATATTAGAACTTGTTGCTAAAGAAACTGGATTACAACTAAATAAAAGTAAGATAGAAGAACTACCACAATCAAGAGAAGAGCTAGATCTTCACATGCAGCTTGCTTATAAGCAATCAATTGAAATAGCAGAAGAGCAAGCTATAAACGTTTTGATGGAGGGTAATAACTACGAGCTTATAAAGAAAAGATTTTATTATGATTTAACAGTTTTAGGTATAGGTGCTGTAAAAACTTGTTTTAATACTTCTGAGGGTGTAACTATTGATTACGTTGACCCTTCTGATTTAGTTTATTCTTACACTGAGTCTCCATATTTTGATGATATATATTACGTTGGTGAAGTGAAGTCAATACCTTTAAACGAGTTGGTTAAACAGTTTCCAGAAATAAGTAATGCAGAGCTTGAGGATATTGTAAAAAATAAAAGTTATCATCAAAACAACTACAACAGAACAAACTCTAATTTAAGCGAAGAAGATAACAATAAAATACAAATTCTTTATTTTAATTACAAAACCTATAGAAACCAAGTATACAAAATAAAACAAACAGGTAGTGGTGCTTATAAGGCAATTGAAAAAGATGATTCGTTTAACCCACCACCTAGTAAAGATGCTAATTTTGAAAAGTTAAATAAAAAATATGAATGCTTGTACGAGGGCGCTTTAATACTTGGTACTAACAAGCTTTTAAAGTGGGGGCTTGCAAAAAACATGATGAGGCCTAAAAGTGACTATTCAAAAGTAAAAATGAATTACGCTATTTGTGCTCCTAGATTTTACAAAGGTAAAATAGAATCTTTAGTTAAAAGAATAACTGGGTTTGCTGACATGATACAACTCACACATTTAAAGCTGCAACAAGTATTATCACGCATGGTGCCGGATGGTATTTATTTAGACGCTGATGGACTTGCTGAAATAGATCTAGGTAACGGCACAAACTACAACCCACAAGAAGCTTTAAACATGTTTTTCCAAACAGGTTCTGTTATTGGTAGATCATTTACAAGTGAAGGTGATATGAACCCAGGTAAAGTGCCAATTCAAGAAATACAATCAGGAAATGGAGGTGCTAAAATGCAAAGTTTAATAGGTACGTATAATTATTACTTACAAATGATAAGAGATACAACCGGGCTTAATGAAGCAAGAGACGGTAGTACGCCTGATAAAAACGCTTTAGTTGGTATACAAAAATTAGCAGCTGCAAATAGTAATGTTGCTACTAGACATATACTACAAGCAGGGTTACAATTAACTAAAGAAACAGCTGAGCATTTAATGTTAAGAGTATCTGATGTTTTAGAATATTCTCCAACTAAAAATGCTTTTATACAAGCTTTAGGTTCTAGTAACGTAGGAACTTTAGAAGAGTTAAAAGACCTACACTTATATGATTTTGGTATATTTATAGAATTAATGCCTGACGAAGAAGAAAAAGCAATGCTTGAAAATAATATTCAAATGGCATTGCAACAACAAATGATTGAGCTTTCTGATGCTATTGATCTTCGTGAAATTAAAAATGTTAGATTAGCTAATCAAATGTTAAAAATTAAAAGAGCTAAAAAGCAAGAGAAAGATCAAGAAGTTAAAGAAAGAAATATTCAAGTACAAGCTCAAGCAAACCAACAGTCAGCACAGGCAGCTGCGCAAATGGAAGTTCAAAAAGAACAAGCTAAGATACAAGGTCTAAGCCAACTTGAGCAAATGAAAGCAAACCTTGATGCTCAAAAACAAGACAGAGAAGTTCAATACAAAAAAGAGTTAATGGCTATAGAGTTTGATTATAGTAGACAGCTAGCTTCTTTAGAAGTTAACAACTCACAAACAAAAGAAAAAGAAAGAGAAGATAGAAAAGATCAAAGAACTAGAATACAAGCCACACAACAAAGTGAAATGATAGACCAAAGAAATAATCAAAAAGAACCTAAAAACTTTGAGTCTGCAGGTAATGATACCTTAGGTGGTGGCTTTGATTTAGAGTCTTTTGATCCTAGATAACAATTATTAATTATTATTATATTATATTATGGAAGAAAACGTAGAAAACGTAGTTGAAGAAACTACACAAGCAGCTGAACAACCAGTTGAAGAAACTAAAAAACCAAAACTTAATGAAGACGGCGATTACGTTGTTAATTTAAATAAACCAGAAGAAAATGAAACTAAAGAAGATAACCCTGACAACGAGGGAGTGGTTACAGAGCTTGATAATGCCGACACCACAGAAAAACAAGAAGAAGTACAACCGGAAACTGAAACACAGGAAACTCCAGTATTAGAAGAAATAACTGAAGAAGAAAAAGTTGAAGACCTTGCTGAAGAAGTTAAAGAGGCTGTTGCTGAAGCTGAGGAAACTGGTAAAGATTTACCTGAGAATTTACAAAAAGTTGTAGATTTTATGGAAGAAACTGGAGGTACATTAGAAGATTATGTAAAGCTTAATCAAGATTTTTCTAGTTATGATGACATGACAATTCTTAGAGAGTATTACAAACAAACTAAATCTCACTTAACATCTGACGAAGTACAGTTCTTAATTGAAGAAAATTTTTCAGTTAATGAAGATGAAGAAGATGAAAGAGATATTAAAAGAAAAAAAATAGCGCTTAAAGAGCAAGTTGCCAGCGCTAAAGCCCACTTGGACGGGCAAAAGTCCAAATACTATGAAGAAATTAAAGCTGGTTCAAAGCTAACGCCTGAACAACAAAAAGCTGTAAACTTCTTTAATAGATACAACAAAGAGTCAGAAGAAACTCAAAAAATAGCTAAAAAACAAACTGATACTTTTTTAAATAAAACTGATCAAGTTTTTAACGATAAATTCAAAGGTTTTGAATATAACATCGGCGATAAAAGGTATAGGTTTAATGTGAAAGATGCTAACGAGGTTAAAACAACTCAAAGCGATATTAATAATTTTGTCAAGAAGTTCTTGAATAAAAACAATGAAATGTCAGATGCTAAGGGTTATCATAAATCTTTATTTACAGCAATGAACGCTGATGCTATTGCAAATCACTTTTACGAACAAGGCAAGTCAGATGCTATTAAAGATAGCGTTGCTAAAGCTAAAAACGTAAGCATGGACCCAAGAAAAACTATTGGTAATGAAAATACTAGTGGTGGGCCTAAGTTCAGAGTGCTTGGCGATGATTCTCCTAGCTTTAAGTTTAAAGTTAAAAATAAATAAATTATAAATTTAAAAAATAAATAAATATGGCAATTTCATCAAATGTTGCTCCAGCTCCGGCTCCAACTAAACAAACGTTAGCTACGGCTTACCTTGATTTTACTGGTGCGGGAAATGACTGGGCACAACAATATGTACCAGACCTAATGGAAAAAGAAGCTGAGATATTCGGAACAAGAACTATCTCTGGTTTTCTTTCACAAGTTGGGGCTGAAGAGTCTATGACTGCTGACCAAGTTGTTTGGTCTGAGCAAGGTAGATTACACTTAGCTTACGAAGCTACAATGGCTAACGCTACAAGTTTTAATGTAACTAAAGATGCTGACGGACAAGTTCCTGCTGAGTATGATTCTAACAATACTTCTAAAGCACATGGTATTCGTCCAGGTGATATGGTTATCATATCTTCTGCTACAACTACTCAAAAAGCTTTTGTAGTTAGTGTTTCAACTGCGGGAACTTGTACTGTAACTGCTTACGACGCTGTAGCATTACCAAGTTCTGGAACTGTTAAAGTTTTAGTTTTTGGTTCTGAATACGTAAAAGGAGCTGTTGGTAGAACTTTAGTTAACGAGCCAGGTTTCAAATCTTATGACAACAAGCCAATCATTTTAAAAGACAAGTACGAGATCTCTGGATCTGATACTGGTGCAATCGGTTGGGTTGAAGTTACAGGAGAAGAAGGTCAAAATGGTTACCTATGGTATTTAAAAGCTGAAGGTGATACTAGAGCTAGATTTACTGATTACTTAGAAATGGCAATGATTGAAGCTGTTAAAGATAGTAATGGCTCTGCTATAACTGCTACTCAAACTGGTGCTGCTGGTGATATAACTGGTACTGAAGGTTTATTTGCTGCTATTAGTGCAAGAGGTAATGAAACTACTGGTGTTACTGGTGTTAACGCTGCTACTGATTTAGCTGAATTTGACGCTATCTTAGCTGAGTTTGACAAAAACGGTGCAATTGAAGAAAACATGATGTTTGTAAACAGAGCAACTGCTCTTGCAATGGACGATATGCTAGCTTCAATGAATTCTTACGGTGCTGGTGGTACATCTTACGGTGTATTCAACAACTCTGAAGATATGGCATTAAACTTAGGTTTCTCTGGTT